AAACAAGTAAATTCACCAGATGACGTTAGAGATAGTCTTATTCCTAACCCTGATGACTGGATTTGGCGAGATAACGCTGTCCTAGAGGCAAGAAAAAAGGTTTGGGGGTATTAGTACCCCTTTACCCTTAAAACACTCTGTGTGGCTCTGTATGAGCTTTTTTTTGACATTCTAAAAGACTTGTTTTTACGTTTTTTGCGTTTTATGGGTCTTTTATCTATTAATTCAGAAATTGTTGCTGTGGTAGTAAATCCTGTACTCATTTGCCCACTGATCTTATTGCTCTGGTATGGGCTTGGGAAAAGGTTGCACCCTTTTTCATAGCAGTAGCCATTGACCTCATGTGTTTTAATGAATGATGCCTTGCGTGGCGATTCATTGTTTGTCGCTGTCTAGGCTTTAAATCTTTTATTATGTTTTTTATAGATGCAACCTTAACCATTATTTCTTTTTCTTCTTTTTCTTTTTTGGTTTTTTGGATTTCATAGGTTTTGATTTCATTGAACTCATTCTACTTGACCCATAACCGACTCCTCTTGGCATATTTATTTCCCCTTTTTTTGTTTCTTCAAAATTGCCATCTGCAACGCTTTAGGCAACTTTTTCTGTTTGCTAGTTAAACCTACAGCTTTTTTCTTTTTCTTTGCCATAGTCTAATGCAACACATAATTATGAATACCAACCACCAATACGATTGCTATTACTATTTGCACCCAAGATTTTAACTCTGTGAATGCGTGCCACCATTTAGTAATTTTCTGTTCTACAAATTTTTTAGCCATAAATTACTCCTTTCATTTATCGGTGTTTATTTTCTTGAGTTTTTCGAATGATCTTATGCCTGACATACCCAAGAGTGCCATTACTAAGGGCATAAGAGTCCCCATATCCATCTGTGGTATTCCTGTAGGTACATACTGAAACAATCCACAAATAAATAAAATAAATTTTGATAAAACGTATTCCCAAAAAATGGCTAAGGCACAAGAGAATCCTATTAGAGGTCGCCAAGCACGCTGTAAAAATCCACTGATTCCACCAGCTTGACTTTGTGCATCAGCCAAGTTAATTGACATTTGTTTCTCTTTTAGTTTTGACTCTATTTCAGCAAATCTTACTTTTAATTGTTCTTTTTCTTCTTCACTGGTATGTAAATCATCAATGACTCCAGCGACAGTTTTTAAAGCACCACCACCTAATAATTTTCCTAAAACCATAAAAACCTCCTAAACTTCGGTTGTTAAACTTTTTTCCATTTTTTTGATTATACGATTTGCACGATTCGTTGTTTGTCGATACCAAAGGGAATCTTTCATTTCTGCCATAGCACCCTCTATATTATTTTCAGATAAACATTTTTTAAATTTTACAAACTTATTAAGGCGTGGCAAACCTAATTGAAAAACCATATGAATTATACACTCGTGTGCATTATCATCTAATATCATGCCCTCAGTAAAACTTTCAGCATCATCAATAGCTACATTAAAATCTTTTAAAAATAATTCGATACCCTTTTGATGTGTTATTCCTGTCATTAATTCATCTTTTTCGTGATCTCTAATCAAATGTCCAGCACCCACAGTCCAGTACCCAAGATGATCTTGATATGGTTCTAAAATCATGCCACCCTCTTCTTGAATAATATCAGTTTGTAATTTTTCTAAATCCATTAGCCCACCATTCTAAGCACCCAAGCAATAAACTGGGTAGTTACCATAAAACCAATAGTCCATAAAACGTAATTCAATTTACGAACCTCTTTTTGCAAGTGGTAAATATGATTCGTTTCTAACAACTCAATCTTGTTGTAAATATTTACAATATGCTCTTTTGTAGTCTTTGGTGCTATTTTAGTCATAACTCAAACTCTAATCCAAAAACCATACCATAATTACCAGATATTTCATAGGCTGGTGCAATAAAAAAATTATCTTTTTTAAATCTAATCATAGGTAAAATTTTTCCACCTGAATATCCTGTTACAAGTCCATATTCAATATTTTTATATTTTTTACCAGCAAACAAACTTAAATCGTATTCACTGTTATAATAAACTCCATAGATATTATTAGTTTGTGTGCATCTAATTTGTGGGTGTATTGAGTTATAATTATTTTCTAATCCAATGTGCAAAGACAAAGCAACCAAAAAACTTATGCAAGTCATTACATTTTACTTAAAGGGTTCTCTAGTGCGTTTCTTATTTGCTTTTCAGTCTTTTCTTCTAAGGCTAGCATATCCTCTTTGATGTCATTTATTGCCTCTTTTAAATCTCTTGAATTTTCTCGGCTATCTTCTTTTACTCTTTGTTCTACATCTTCAACAATAGTCTCAATTCTACGAACATCTGATTTTAGATCGTTTTTAAGTTCTTTAGCTACATCTGCCACTAAAGCGACCTCTTCAAGAATGATTGCTATTTCTGATTGCAACATATTAAACTCAGTATCTAAGACCTCTAGTTTCTTATCAAAGCCTGAGAGGTCAGGGCTGACAAATTTTGAAATTTTTTGTTCCATATCAAGCCATCGCTGATATGCCTCGAAACCACCCCATAATACCCCTACAAAAGAACTAAGTATTGTTATTATTAAGAAGATTTTACCTCCTCTAAACTTAACTCCTCCTACGTCTATTTCTGTTGCCATTGACTATCTATCATTTCATTAATTAGTTGGTCGCTACCTCCAAACAGCAGATAACCAGCTAAATTATTATCAGATATTACTGCATCTGGCAAAGTAGTATCTGTAAAAAAGTTTGCCCTGTCATTGAGGACTTGTTGAGATTCAAAAAATGATTTAGTGTTACCTAATACTTGCATAACTACAAGGGTTTTGATTTGGCTACTCTCATCGTACTTTTCTTTGTCATCTATCTTTTTCATAATTTTTTTTACAGCTTTTTCTTTAGATGATTCCTTTTTCTCAACAGTTTTCTTCTCGGTCTCTTTTTTATCGTCTTGGCTTTCTTTTTGCTTGGGTTCTTCTTTTGCCTCTTCTTTTTCTGTATCTTGTTCTTTGGGTTCTTCTTTCGGTTCTTCAGTTTTCTCTTCAGTTGGCTCTGAGTTATCGCTTTCATTTGGGGATTCTTGTGTTGGTTCTGTTTGCTCTTCTACTTCTGGCTGAGTTTCAACAGTTTCCTCAATCTCTACTTCTAAGTCCATTTCTAACTCCATTTCAATCTCTGCCTCTACATCTACCACAGTAACCTCAACTGTTTCTGGCTCAGGTAAATCTAAACTTGCTACTTGGATTTCTTCAATCTCTATTTCTGCAATTTCAATCTCAACCGATTCGTAAGTTATTTCTTCTACCTCAATAGGCTCAAAATCAAAACCTACATCAGTTTCTATTGGTGCATTTACCTCAAATATATCTTCTACAACATCAAGCACCTCTTCAGGTGCATCTGTATTTAAGGCAACAAACATTTCAACGCTTGTTATCGTTTGCTCTACTATGGTGCTAACCACATTGTAAAGTACCTCTACAGAAACATCATCGAACATCACGCCCACTGCCATGTTAATATCACGCCCACCCACCTCTATGATGACCGATGTTAAACTGCCTGTAAAATCAAACCCACCTGAATACTGACCATATTGACTGTTTGTGCCACTAGCACTGAGAATATCAGTGCCACTAAATACATCTGTTGTTCCATTTTTTCCTGTAATGTGCATATAAATGGAGTCTTGAGCATCAGGTTTGTAAACTTTTATTTCGTAATTAGTTCTGCCTCCATGAGTGAAATTTAGATCAGATATATCGACTGTATTGATAAAAGTTGTACCCATATTTGGCACGCCCATAATACTGGTTGTACTGCCCCCACCAGTAATCATCGCACATTTATCAGTGCCTAATTGACCACAAGTAGAACCAGATGGCATTGATGCACTGCCTTGACCTCCCCAGTCAATATCCATATCGCCCTCTTTTGAGGAAACTACATAACCATTATCACCATCTAAAATATCGCCAGAACTTTCATTAGTAACTGTGGTAGTAGTAGTTGTAGTTGTTGTTTCAGTAGTAGTTAAAATACCATCAGATTGAAACTCAATAGTCTCAATGCTTGTCTCTTCAATAATTTGCTCAATAGTAGGCGTACATAAGCCTAAAGTATCAGTATCGCAATCTACAGCTTTACTAGAAAAGGATAGGCACGCCAATATACATAGCCATACCCACAATGACAAACTTTTCAAAATCATTTAAATCTCTTACAGTGTGATTAGT